ATGAATAAAGATAATAAAATAAAACACGAAACTAGAGTAGAGAAATCTGCTAAAGTTTCAAGTTGGCGCCCAAGTAATTTACTTGAAGCACCTGAAGCAAGACCTGGTTTCAAACAGAGATGGATTGCAACTATGGTATTAGGACAGGAACAACCAACGAATGTTGCTAAACGATTGAGAGAAGGCTGGAGCCCTCGTGATCCTAAAACGATCAAGAATGGTGAGCATTTTCCAACGATTGAACATGGCAGATTTGCTGGATTTATTGGAATAGAAGGAATGGTACTCTGTGAAATGCCAGAAGAAATGGTAAACCAACGTAATGAATATTATGCACAAATGACTGAAAACTTAATGAGATCAGTTGAAATGGATATGCATAGAGTAGAACAGCCGGGAAATCCAATTACAAAAAGCTTCAAGACCGAAGTTACTAGAGGTGGCTTTAAAGAGTAACTTAACTAGGAGGCTATTAATATGGCTAATATAGATGCAGCTAACGGATTTGTTCCGTTAAGACATTTAACTGGTGGAGTTGTTCGACCTCAGGAATACATAATCGCTAATGGTACAGCGGCTAATCTCGCAAGTGGAGATTTAGTTGCTTTATCATCAGGTGGTGTTGTAGTACGAGCTTCAGCTGGCGGAATTGCGCTAGGTGTGTTCTACGGAGCTGAGTATATCGAAAACTCAACAGGTGACGTGAAATTCGTCAAAGTTTGGAACAATGGTACAACAGTAAAAGCTAACACTACGGTGAAAGCATACGTGTACGATGATCCAAACATCACTTACAAAGTACAAGGTAACGGAACTTTCGCAGCGGCTAACGTTGGCGAAACTTGTAACGTAACTCTAGGTACTTTCAATTCAACTTTCGGATATTCTACAGACGAAGCTGATCTTGCTACATTAGGAGCAGGAGCACAAGTCTTGAAAATATTAAGATTAGTTGATGAACCAAATAATGCGGTAGGCGCGGATGCTAAATTAGAAGTTATTATCAATAACTCTAACTATGGTACTCGTACTGCTGGTATTTAATTATAGGAGCTAAAATACTATGGCACTAAATAGAGCCCTGTTTACCAAACAGCTCAACCTAGGTTTAAATACCGTGTTTGGTATGGAGTATGACAGATATCCAGAACAATGGAGAGAAATCTACTCTATCGAGCAATCTCAAAAAGCTTTCGAAGAAGACGTGCAAATGATCGGATTCGGAGCTGCACCAACTAAAGCTGAAGGTGCTGCAATTTCGTATGACTCAGGCCGAGAAGGCTTCGTTTCTAGATACGTGCATGAAACTGTTGCTTTGGCGTTTTCAATAACTGAAGAAGCTGAAGAAGACGGTCTGTACGGATCTTTAGGAGCTAAGTATGCTAGAGCCCTTGCGAGATCAATGCAACACTCTAAAGAAATAAAAGGTGCAAACATCCTTAACAATGCAACTACTAGTTCAGTAGGTGGCGATGGCGTGACTTTATTGTCAGCTTCTCACCCACTAGGCGGTGGTGGAACTGCTTCGAACACTTTATCGACACCAGCAGATTTATCAGAAACTTCTTTAGAGCAGTTACTGATTCAAATCTCTACTGCGGTAGACGACAGAAGTATTCCAATTGCATTAAGTGGACAAAAGCTAATTGTTCCACCTCAATTGGTGTTTATTGCAGAAAGAATCCTTAAGTCTAATCTTAGACCAGGAACTGCTGACAATGACGTCAATGCAATGAGAAATATGGGTATGATCCCGGGCGGAGTTGCTGTTAACCAGCGATTGACTGATCCTGATCAATACTTCATTATGACTGATTGTCCAGATGGAATGAAGCACTTCGTAAGAGCCCCAATCAAAAAAGCTGTTGAAGGTGATTTTGAAACTGGTAACTTAAGATATAAAGTTAGAGAAAGATACTCTTTCGGTTTTACTGACTGGAGAGCTATTTTCGGTTCCGAAGGAGCTATATAATAACTAATTTATACTAGGCGTAGCAATACGCCTAGTATATTAACCCTAACGACTGCGAAAGCAGACTATTTTAAAAGGAGATAGACATATGGGAACAACTACATTTTCGGGACCAATTAAAGCGGGAACGATAAAAGACACGACTGGTACTACTTTAGGTACTGACGTTCAAAATACTGGTTTTGTACAAATGGTACAATCTAAATCAGTAAGTACAATAGGAGCTACAGCGAATACAACTGTTGCAACTATTCCAGGTAATTCACAAATAACTAATGTAACTTTAGATGTTATTATAGTTAATAATGATGGAACTGCTGCAACTGTTTCAGTAGGAACTGCTGCAAATGGAACTGCGTTTATTGCAGCTACTGATGCTCAGACTGTTGCAAGAACACAACCTATTGCTGCTGCAATTCCAAATTTATTTGTTATTGGAACAAGTGACATTGATGTTATTGCAGTATTTGCTGCAACTGATGGCGATGGAACAACTGGTGAAGCTATTGTAACTGTACAATATGTACAAAACAATAACGTAACTTAATAAAGTTTAATGAGAGGGCCTTCGGGCCCTCTTTAAAAAATCATGGGATTATTTGATAATTTTAAAAATTTAGGAGAAGCTCTTCAAAATTTCAATAAGAGCAAAGTAGATTCTGATAAAGATGATATTCCTGATTCAGAAGAAAAAACAAGCACTGAAGAATTAGCTGATTTTCTTAAAGCTAAAGAAGAATACGAACCTACAGAATACCAAAAACAATTAGGAGAAATGGAAGATTATAAAGCTTCTGAAGATATGCCTATTGTATCTGGTCAAGACATTTTAATAGAACAATCTAAACAAGAAAAAAAAGAAGACGAATTAGATAAAAAAATAAAAAATATTCAAAAAGTATTAAAAGAATTCGGAGATGATCAAGCTCCAACTGTTACTAATATACCAGATATCTTATCGATAGCTGATACAGCGGACAAAATGAATATACAACCAATAGATATGGGAACTGTTAGACAAAAAGAATTAATGGCTCAATTACCAAAACTAAGTAGCGAAAAAGACAGAATTGAGTTACTATACCAAGATTTAATAAAAAGAAACTTAATATAAGGAGAAAAAAATGGCAGGCTCGGATATTTTTGCAAATAGCACAACTACTCAAGGTTCTAATGTTGCAATTTTTAGTGGTCCTATAAGATTAAAAGCTTTCATTATTACGCCAAGTGCGAATGCTGGAACTGTTACTTTTGTAGATGATGCTACTACTAAATTTGTTATATCAACAGGTGCGAGTGCAGATAGTGGACCTATTAACATAAGTTTACCAGATGAAGGTGTTAGATTTGGAACAAATTTAAAAGTTAATATTTCTGCAAATGGCGCAAGTGCTGTAACTTGTTTCTTTGCGTAATGGCAACTTCAGGTACAGCTAATTTTAACTTAACAGTTAATGATGTAATTCAAGAAGCTTATGATCGTATAGGAGGAGATCCTATATTAGGATATGACGTACGATCAGCTAGACGTAGTTTAAATATTATGTTTAGTGATTGGGCTAATCGTGGTTACAATCAATGGACTATTGAATTAGTTCAATTAAGTGTAACTCAAGGAACGAATCAATATACACTTCCTTCTGATTTAATTGATATTATTAATGCAAACGTTTTAATTGATAATACAGAATATTCAATGACACGTTTAGGATTAAATGATTATGCTGCTATTTCAAATAAAGATAGTCAATCTAGACCTACTCAGTTTTTTTTACAAAGACTAGAAACTCCTTTATTATTAATTTATCCAACTCCTGATCAAAGTTACACTATCAATTATTATAGATTAAGAAGAATTCAAGATATAACTGCTTCTACAGTTAATGGTGCTCAACAAGATATAGATGTACCTTTTAGAGCTTACGAATGTATGTGTGCTGGTCTAGCTTATTATCTTTCTAAAAAAAGACCTGGAATACAACAAGCACAACGAGCAGAATTACAAGCTGATTATGAACAAGCTTATGTAAGATTAATAGCGGGAGATGATACTCCTTCTACTAGAATATTGCCTTCAACTTCTTACTATGATTATTAATTATGGCAATTACAGCAGACAGATCAAAACGACCACATAGGGCTCCTTCTAATAAATTTGCAAGTGGAAAAAATGCACTTGTTATATCAGACCGCTCTGGATTAGAATTTCCTTATAATGAAATGAGATTTGAATGGACTGGTATGTTAGTTCATAATTCCGAGTATGAACCTAAACAACCTCAGTTAGATTTAACTTATTTTACTGACGCACAATCTTTACAGAATGCTAGACCACAAGTTCCTAATTCAAAAATAGGAGGTGTTCCTGATCAAATTCAATTATTATACCCTAATACATCAGGAGCTATTTTAGCAGTCGGTGTAGCACAAGCAA